AAAGAGACAGCGCCTGCGCGCAAATTAACGCTATGGAGATTTTGCTCCTAATACACCGATAACCCCTCTGTGATGCATCTGAGATAGCGTTTAGCCCTGTGATGGCGTATATGGGATCTCAGGGAGATATGGGGGCAGGAGGGCCCCGAACATGGGTAAATGGCTCTATGCAGTGGCGTGCGTCTCGATTCTGGCGCTCATCGGATCCGTCACCATTAGCGAGCTTCGGGCGAATAGTCCCGAGCAGAAGCGAGCCGATATGGAGGTGGAGTGCCGAAGTCAGATCTTGAAGGCCAAGGCCAGGAAGGATCCCAACTACCTAAGAGGCCGGGACATCATGCTCTGCACGGCTGCCGGCGTTAATGTCGGAGAGACTTACAGGGAGAGTTTTCAGGCCTACCCGGTCAAGGGCTGACTCCTGACAGCCTACTGACAAAACCTAATGGAGGGACGAAATGGAAGCCAGCGACGAATCCCAGGACGCCGATGCGCGTCGAACCTTTACAGTGACGATCCCGGAGGAAGGGGTGGAGCATGTTCCGCCGACCCGTGAGGCGTCGCATGCTGAGGTAAATCGGATCAACGAGCTACGTCGCCGGCACAACGAGCGCTTTCCGTTTTTCACGGTGGCTGGAGAGGTGCTAGCTAAGCAGCCGGTTCTCACGCGACTCCTGGCCTCGGCGGGTCCGCTCACTGGCTTGAGGCGGTGACGGCCGATGGCGCGACCGCGTAAGACTACCCGAGTCGACGGCGCCCAGGAGCTAACTCAGTTGGTGAGGGAGACAAAGGCGGCCGCGTTCACGCCTATCCTGCCACCAGCATCGGTGCCGCTCGAGAAGGCAGACCTACCCTTCTTCCACGCCATCATCGACGAGTTCACCCGCGCGGAGTGGTCCGACCATCAGCTGCAGGTTGCAGCCATGCTCGCCAGGATCATGCACGAGATGGTCCTCGACCAGATCCGCCTCCGCGAAGAGGGCCCAGTCACGATATCGGCTCGTGGCCTTCCGATGCCGAACCCGCTTAAAACGTCTATTCAACAGGGCGCGAGTACTATAATATCGCTCCGAAGAACGCTATCGCTGCAAGCTAACTCCCACGCCGACTCGCGCACGCTCACGCGCGAGAGAGCCGCTAGAAAGAATATCGAGGGCACGCTAGTAGAAGATGCCGAAGAAGAAGATTTGGATAGCCTCTTAGCGGGTTCTAATGACTGAATGATCCAACTAACGCAACACGCAGAAGCGCTACTAATGTTTCTCTGCGATTTTGCGGAGTACCCTGAATGGTTCGGCCTCAAGGGTGGATCATACTTTCAGCCTCTCGCTATTAAGGAGTTATTGCTTGCTGGACTTGTTGAACTCGAGGAACAGAGTGGGCTTGTGTGGCCGACCGACGCGGGAAGGGCGTTGATCGATGAGATCTTAACCGCGGCGGACGCCGCACAGGCTTCGAGGATTTGAACTGATGGGAATTGCTGAAAAGGGCCGTATTCAGCGGGCTCTGGGCGTTGCTGGGCTGGTTGCCAGCGAGGCACACGTTACCGCTACTGCGCGTGCTACCGGTGCGACTGATAGCGTAATTCCGGATTATGTTAATGCTCGGGTAACCGTGACGGCCAGAGCGACTGATGCCAACGACTGGATCGTTTTGCCGGCTGCTGTCGCTGGCCGGCAGGTCACTGGTTACTCGGCGGTTGCCCATGAGCTTCGCACCCCTGCTTCCTCTGGCGTGAAGATCAACGACGTGGTTGGTGACGGCACTCAAGAGGCGGCCATTGCGGCCACGACTTTCTGGGTAGCCTACTGCACCGGCGCCACGACTGGCTGGGTGCTTCGCGCATGGAGCAAGCTGGGCGCGCCGCTGACTGCGATCATTCCGGACGCGTAATCTTGTCCTTAATGCTGCCCCGAGCGTCTCTGGGGCTGACGCAGAATAACCTTACGGCGACGCCTTCGCAGGCAGCGCACGGTACTTCTGTTCCTGCGTCTTCGACGGCGAACACTAAGAGTTCATGGGTTCAGCTGTTCGCCGCCACCAATTTCGACGTCTGGGGGATCACTCTTTCCCTGGGCGTCGATTCCGCTTCTGCCGCTGTGAGAAGCAACCTTTATGACATTGGCGTGGGTCCTGCCGCTTCGGAGCAAGTACTTCTGTCTAATATTATGTCAACTGCCGGAGGCAATATTGCTACAAACCCGCAGTTTCCTATTTTCATTCCAGTATTTATTCCAGCTGGTGTGAGAGTAGCGGCGAGGCATCAGTCTAATGCCTCATCCCAGGGATGCAGGCTTGTAATGTTTCTGCATGGCGGCGCCACTTCTCCGCCTTGGGCTGTATTTTCTGGTGGAGACGGAATAGGAGTAGACACCACTGACAGTGGAGGCTTATCGCACACCGCAGGATCTACTGGCGTAGAGAGCACGTGGACTAACCTTGGTTCGACTTTAGCGAGAAGCTATGGGGCTATGCTGCCCATGATCGGCCTGGGCACCGACTCCAACTTGGCCAGCGGTGTGTATCATGCTGAATTCGGTATTGGCTCCACTACGATGGCCGAATATATGTTCGGAACATCATCGACCGAATATATCACTTGTCTTATGCCCAACATCCCGTTTTACGGAAACTTCCCTGCCGGAACGCAAATGCAGGTAAGGGCAGAATGCAGCGGCGCGGCAGATGACTTGGATTATGCTTTATTGGGGTTGTATTGAATGGCAATCAGTGAGGCATTTTCTGGCAGCGAGACGGTAAGTACCACAGAGTGGTCCTTAACTACCGACACTGCCGGCCCGGACGTTGAGACTAGCGATGGTGTGTTTCAGTGTTTCTTGGATCTCAACAATTTAGCTCTCGGCGATAGCTTCGAGTTCAGAATATATGAAAAGGTTCAAGCCGCTGATACGCAGCGTGTATGCTTTTTCGCCACCTTCAGCCATGCTCAGGGAGCCGATGCTGCTATTGCAGTAGCACCGGCATTAACCTTGATTAATGGCTGGGATATGACTTTAAAGAAAGTAGCCGGCACTGATAGAGCAATTACTTGGTCTATTAGAAAACTGTCTTAATTAAATGTGGGCATTTACTCATAGCCCATTAATACTCTTTCAGCCGGCCGCCAGCGGAGCCGTCACTGCGACGGCGGTAATCACAGAGCAGCGAGACACCTCCACGTCCGCTGCCGCCTTGGCGATATCCGGATCGGCGACGATTACGGAAGCTGCCAATACCTCGACGTCTGCGGCAACCCTGGCGATCTCCGCCACTCTCACTGCCGCCGAGGTCGTGGACACATGCTCCGCCCTCGGCGGCATGGTTATCGTCGCTAATGCTTCAATCACTGAGGCGGCCGACACCGGCACCTCAGCCGGCACGCTTCCGATATCTTCTAGCTCGTCGATTAATGAGACGGCCGACACCCTGACTTCGGCCGCGGCTCTGGCCCTTGTCGGCGGAACGACTAAAGCCGAAGCGGCCGATACCCTCACGTCGGCTTCGCAGCTGGCCATATCGGCCACCGCCTCGATTAATGAGGCGGTCGACTCCGCTTCCACGCTGGGCCGGCTCGCGATTAACGCTACGTACACCGCTACCGAGGCGGCGGATACGCTAACGTCGGCGACACTCCTGGCTATCGCCGCTACCCTGACTAAAATCGAGGCTGCCGACACCGCCTCCGCGGTCGCAGCGTTGGCAATCTCTGGTTCGGCAACGATTACGGAGGCGGCGAACACCGTCTCATCTGCGGGGCAGCTTGAGCGGCTGGCATCGGCCTCCATCACGGAGGCTGCGGACACCCTAACCTCTGCGTCTGTCGTTCCGCTGGTGGCGACCGCGAGCATCACCGAGGCGGCCGATACCGTCTCTGCGGCGGGCGCTGCGGCCCAGGCAAGCCTTGGCGCGGTGTCGGTGACAGAAGCGGCAGACACTGCCACCACAGCGGCTTCTCTGGCGCTCTCTGGGACCCTTACCGCCACTGAGGTGTCTGATACCCTTAGCGCGCTGGCCGGCGTCGCTGTGGGCGCCTCTGTGGCCTCTACCGAGGCTGCTGACACCCTACTGACATTTTCGGCCCTAGCGCTCTCCGCTACGCTCGTCCAAACGGAAGCTGCCGACACCCTGGACGCCACGGCTGCGCTGGCAGTTTCCGGCTCTGAGACGACTGCCGAGGCGGCCGATACCCTCACCTCTGCGTCCCAGCTGGCGCTTTCGGCGACCGCGGCGCTTCAGGAGGCTCCTGACACTTCGCCATCGGCAGCTGAGGTGGCCATCGTCGGTCAGGCGAGCGTCAACGAGGCTACCGATACCCTTAGCTCTCACGGCGAAACGCTGGCGCAGGGCGGTGCGGATATCATCGAAGCGAGCGATACGCTCGTGGCGTTCGTGTTTGGCGGCAAGGATCATGAAGATCCTCCCGAATATAGGATGCTTCACTCGGAGGCCGATTACCGTTGGATTGTTGCCTCTCCGGCCGATCGCATGCAATATGCTGTCGCTGATGAACGAATTGAATTTGCGAGCGCTGATGTCGGCCGCTGGTTATATGCTGTAGCTTCGAACCGTATGTTACATTCTGCGGTGGAAGATCGTTGGCAGAGTGATGACGCAGAATATCGTTGGTTGCAGGCGGATCCTGAGTACCGACTGATTAGAGGAGCGGCCTAGGTGGCGATAAAGACTTGGAAGACTGAGAAGGATCCAGGGGAGTTGCTGGATTATGGGTATGATTGGTCGAAGCTTCTGGATCCGGAAGAGGACACCATTGCCGACAGCGAGTGGATTCTTCCAGTCGGCATCGACAGCGAAACTGCAACGTATGACGATAAGACTGTAGCGGTTTGGCTTTCTGGCGGTACCCATGGCCAAGATTATGATCTCGTCAACAACATCACGACAGAGGCTGGAAGGATTCACAGCCAGACTCTGCGCGTCAAGGTGCGTGACAAGTGAGCGATCTGACCAGAGGTCAAAAGGTTATCAGGTTTATTGAAGGCTTCTGTCGCGTACCTGAGGGTAAGCGAGTCGGACAGCCTATGAAGTTGATGGCTTTTCAGAAGAAGTTCCTTCTGGATGTTTACGATAACCCTCGAGCGATTACCTCGCGCGCGTACTTATCGATGCCCAGAAAGAACGGTAAATCTGCTCTGATCGCCTGCATGGTACTAGCTCACACTCTTGGGCCACTCAAGAAGCGAAATAGCCAGATTATTTCAGGTGCCCGCAGCAGAGATCAAGCATCTCTTGTCTTCAAACTAGCAGTGAAGATGATCAATCTCCACCCTAGACTAGCGGACAAGACCGTCTCTCACGTCACGCCATCCACCAAGACTATTACAGGATTGCTTGATAACGTCGAATATAAGGCAATTAGCGCGGAGGCTGGAACAGCGCATGGTCTATCGCCCGTCGTTGCGATCTTGGACGAAGTTGGTCAGGTCAAGGGCGATTACGATGCGTTTGTGGAAGCAATCGAGACGTCGCAGGGCGCGTACGAGGACGAGGCGCTACTCATAGCCATCTCGACGCAGGCGCCTACCGACGGCGACTTGTTTTCGAAGTGGATTGATGACGCGATGTCTTCTGACGATCCCAGGATCGTTTGCCACCTCTACACCGCGCCGGAAGGCTGCGACATCATGGACAAAGAGGCATGGCGCGTCAGCAATCCGGCTTTAGGCGAGTTCCGTTCCTATACCGAGCTTGAGGCGTTTGCGGAGAATGCAGCGCGCCTGCCGTCCAAGGAAAACTCCTTCCGCTGGTTGTATCTCAATCAGAGGATCGACGCGACGGCTCCGTTCGTTTCGCCATCCATCTGGAAGGAAAATGGCAGCGAGCCGATTCAGAGCTTCAAGGGCTTTCCTGTCTTCTGTGGGTTGGACCTCTCGGAGACGGCCGACCTTTCCGCCTTTGTGGCGGTGGCACCAACTCCGTTGGCGCCGTCTGAGACTGGCCCTGAAGAGCTTAACTGGCTCTGGAATGTAAAGCCGGTGTTCTGGCTTCCAAAGCAGGGCCTGAGAGAGAAGTCTCGCACCGACCGCGTCCAGTGGGACGTTTGGGAGCGCGAGGGCTATCTTAAGACCACGCCAGGGCCCACCGTCGATTATGCCTTTGTCGCCGCCTACCTCTGGGATTTCTGCCAAGTCAACAATGTGCGCAAGATCGGCTTTGACCGGTGGAATTGGCGGCACTTTAAGCCATGGCTGGTCAAAGTTGGCTTCTCTGACGTCCAAGTCGGCGTCGACGGGGTTAATTCCGACCGGGCATTGTTCCAGAAGTTCGGGCAAGGCTACGAGTCTATGTCGCCGGCCCTGCGGACGCTCGAGGAAGATCTGCTCAACCGCCGTATGGCGCACGGCAACCATCCCGTGTTAACCATGAACGCGGCTAATGCTACTATCGTTTCCGACGAAGCCGGAAACAGGAAGCTCACCAAAAAGAAGAGCCATGGTCGAATTGACGGTATGGTGGCCCTGGCGATGGCGCGGTCTGTAGCTGGTACCTTTGTCCAGCCCAAGAAGCGCAAGTACCAGATGGTCGTGATGTAGAGGTGGACGTTTAATGCCGTTTATTGATCTTCTCAAGCGAGGCGAAACGTCCGCGGCTCTTAACGTGGCGCAATTCGACACCAACTACACGCTGATTGAGAACGCGATCAATCAGCTGGCTGTTACCCACCCTATTCGGCCAGAAGATTATACAACAGGTACCGACGCTGGCAATCTGATAGCCGCGTTTAATGACGGTATCGCTACCGGCCGCCCTGTCCGTCTGGATGGCCTTTATACGATCAGTGCGCCGCTCACGACGATCTCTATGACCGGCGCTGGCACTCTGTACGTTATGGGCTCTGGCAGGATCCATATCACCGCAGATTTGAACACCACTCCGGCGCTCACTATTCACGCGACGTACCCTGCGTCGGTAGCGGTTTCGGCCATCACGGTGGAAAACCATACCTTCCCGACTGGTGACACCTCCACCTCCAGCACGAAGATAACGGCATCCGGCCATGGGATTGTTGCCGGTGATATCTTCAAGATCATTGCCGACAATCTGATTTCCAATTCTCCAGATCTGGACGCCAGAGTGGGGCAATTTGGGCATGCTGCCGACGTTTTGGGCACCAGCTTTTGGATGGGCGGTCAGCTTTACGATAGCTATTCCACCAACATCCGCGTGGTTCGGGTCCGTAAGGAGGCTAGGCTTATCTGGGACGGCCCCGGCTTTACCAGTGTCGCCGGGAATGTCTGGGATACCTTGTTCCTCAGGGTTATGGGTTTCGTGCAGCCTAGGATCCGCACCTGGGTGCGCGATGGCTATTCCACCGGCGTGGACATCAAGTCCTGCCTGCAGGCAGACGTGGACATCGAGATCCTCGGGCTGAAGAATTCCGTTACCACCCAGTCGTTTGGCTACGGTGTTCGCGACACCTCGAGCGCCTATAGCCGAGTTCGTGTTCGGTCCATTGACTGCCGGCACGCGTACACGACTAACACCGCTGCTGCGACGACCAACGATCAGGCGTATCTTTACGGGCGCACCTTTGGCGCAGTTGTTAGCGGCCTCGCTCTAGGCAACTCGGCTTCTCCGTTCGATACGCACAGCGAAGGCACGGACACTAATTTTGAGAATTGCTCTAGCGGAAATAACTATCTAGGCTCGTCCACAGGCGGACAGGCAATCAGTTTGCGAGGAGCTAACAATACCGCGACAAGCTGTATTGATCGAAATAGCGCTAACGGCTTCTCTTTCATTTCTGCCGGCAACAACCTCACGGTAGACTGTTCCTTTGTTAACTGTCGTTATTATGGTGCAGGAACGGCATTCCGCATCAACGCCTCAGATGGCGTCGGAACCGTGCTCACCCCGAGGATTATCGGCGGAGTCGGCCGTTCCTCGGCAACAACGATGGTGCAGGCGTGGGATTGCGTAGATGCCGTTATTGACGGCTTGAGGCTTGAGCCGACGGGTTCCTCTGGTCAGGCGATTCTGCTTTCCGGCAATTCCAACCTGATCGTCCGAAACCTTGTCATTGATCTGCGCAATTACACCGGTTCCAACAACTACCGCGCGTTCGCGTTCAGCACGTCCTCGACGGGCAACTCGATTATCGTTGAGAGCGTGAAGGTTATCAATGCTACCGGTAAGTTCCAGGCGTGGCTTAGCCCAGGCTCGAGCAGCGGCTCCCTCACTCTGGCCAACTTCAAGTCCGATGCGGCTCCGTCGAGCGGTAACGTCATTAACGCCGGCACCGCGACGATCAATATCATTGACGGATGGGCGGTAGCTGGGTCGTGGACCTATTCAACCGACGTGGCGCAGGTGGATTTCCTTAATCTGGCCTATGACGAGATCAGGGTTATTGCGCGTCTCGTGACCAAGCAAACCACCGGAACGCTGAACATCCGCACCTCCACCAACAACGGCTCCACGTTCAGCGCGACATCCGGGAATTACGTAGAGATTGCCGCTGATGGCCAGGAGACTGCCCTGACCGGAATTCCTCTCCATAACACCAATGCCACCTTGGCTAGGTCCGGCAGCGCGACGATCTCTGGGTCGAGGAACGACCAGAAGAAACAGGTGTACGCCCACAACCGCAACGCACTCAGCACGGTCGAACTGACCGGCATTATCAATGCGGTTCGGGTTTATCCCAGCGGCGGCGGTAACCTCACTGGCGGCTCGATTTTGGTGCTTGGGAAGTAGCTGGCGTGGAGGGTGTTGGTGGACGATCGCGACCCTGGGCGTCAATTCAAGATCAATTATCCGCTCGCGTGGACCATTTCGTTCGCGCTAGCGGCATGGTTTGCGACGGCTGTTTATAACGTCGCCGACATCAAAAACCGTCTGAGTCGATTGGAGGATATCGCCTCAGGGGTTGATCCCAGCCGCACTCTAGTGAACTCCAGACTGATGCACGAGGAAGTTCTCTCTGGCCAGATGGAGATCAAGATGCAAGAGATTAGCCGACGCTTGGACCGGCTGGAGGATCGATAGCTTTAATTTGGCACCGGTGCAGAGAATCGAACTCTGATCTGCGGTTTTGGAGACCGTCGCTCTACCATTGAGCTACACCGATTTGGTCTGGGTGGCAGGATTTGAACCTGCGGCCTCCGCCTTCCAAGGGCGGCATTCTAACCAAACTGAACTACACCCAGGATGTTAGGGTGTTGGTGGAGCCGGCGGAGAGATTCGAACTCCCGACCATCGATTTACAAAAACGCCGCTCTGCCAACTGAGCTACGCCGGCAGCCTTTAGGCTGTCAGCGTCGTAGTCGGTCGAGGTCGCCAGAGATGCATCGGTGGTCCCTTTTGGGAGCGGGGGCCGGATTTGAACCGGCGGCCTCCGGAATATGAATCCGACGAGCACTCCGGGCTGCTCCACCCCGCGAGATGTCTTATAGACTCGATTCGTCGAAGATTGCAACGGTGTGATTGTCGATGGCGGCCTCCGAGCGGTCGGCCGGTTTCCCGATATTCGGTATTTTTTTCGCAACCTCGAGCAGGGCTTCTGCGATATCCTGTTTATGAGCGAAATGCGTCGCCCAGATCGTCACCCAGTGTTTCGCCTCCGCCAACGTATCCGATCGTGCCGCCGCGAGGACCCTTTGCAGCCGGTCAATCTCGACGTTGGCGACGGTCTTGGCGGCAAGCGCCTCGTTCAGCCTTACCAACACGGTTTTCTCAGCTTTGGGTGAGCCCTCTCTCAACGCCGCCACGATGGCGTCAACGGGGATTATCGAAGACGTTCGCTGAATATTCCATTCTTTGTACCCTACATGAATGGCCCCGTCCTTGACCTCCCATTCCAGTTTAGTTGGCCCGTGATATCCTGCGCTCGGCATCACGCGTCCTTCATCCAAACCGCCAGCACATAACGCACGCCGCCAGTGATGGGGTTAACGTAGTGCTGGTACTCGTGTGTGGTCGGGCTAGCCACCAAGAGCCCAGGCTTAGGGACCGCAATATGGCGCATCTCCGGAAACACCAACTCACCGCCGGTGAAGTCGACTCCGCACTCATTGAGATAGAGTAGCGCCGTCCACACCCGCTGGGGCGTGTGGTTCGGCTCCCACTTATCATCGATCAGGCGCTCTGCGTCGGCGTGCAGCCGGTGCTGGTCGCCTTCATGCATCTCGCTCAGCATCGCGTATTCTACAGCGATATCCCGGTCAGCGTAGTCGCGGACCTTGGCACTCACAGCGCTGACGGCGTGCCGCAGCGTGTCGCAGGATATGGAGTTAGCCGGCGCTTCCCTGCGGCCCAAGTAGCCCTGACGTACGTCAGCACCCTGAAATGCATCGATGATTTCACGGCACTCAGCGGCTGTGATGAAGTCGGGGTAGGATAGAATGTCGATCATCCAGAAGTTTCCTCGTTTCGCCGGCGGGCAGCCAGCATGTTGTCGGCATATCGGTATCGGAGGTCGGCGACGATCTCCACCGTATCGCGAAGCTTCGGCCTATGCGGCTCGTTGTACGGGTTGTTCGCCTTGTCGAACATGTATTGTTTCTCGATGTCTGAGACAGACGGCTGCGGTGCATGGGCCGCGAAGTAGTCGCGAAGCGTCATGCCAAGGACGTGAGTTTCAATGGTCATCAATGCTCCTCCGCATGTCGGTGCAGTTGATGCGCTATTCCCAGGAAGGATGATAGCTCCGGGATTCGCGTAAGGCGCACTGCCTCCGCTGTTTCCTCGCTGGGATATTCCATCTGCGCGAGAAGCATGCGGATGTGCTCATAGCCAGTCGGGTCTCTGGTAAGGAAGCTCCTTTCTGCGGTGATGATGGCTTCTTCAACCGTGATTCGGTCCAGGCGCTCTGGGTCGTCCATCTCTGGGTCTTCCGTGGCGTATGTCAGAATCAGATCCTTGTCGTGTTCCATTAGGAATTCCTCAAGCTGGGTCATTGGTTGGCTCCTTTAAGAATACCCCCGAGGCGTATGCGTTCCGACTGCCTCAAAGGATTGCCTGAAAGGCTTCGGGAACGTCATCTTCGTGCATGAAGCCTGCCTGGACCGCCACTCGATAAGGCTGGGCTTCTGCGTCTTCGTCAGCCCAAGCATCCGAGCCATAAACCGGATAGAATTCGGTCCACTTGTCGGGATCGATTGAACCGAAAGCCCGAACCTTTGCGGCGAGATAATCCGTAGCAGCTTCGTCAACGAACAGGCCGCGAAGAATATAGCGTGCTCCGCGGGAGGTTTCGGCGACGATATCAAACTGATGCGGGGTTCCGTCCAGGGACGGGCCAGCCTCTACGGTTGCGATGGCGATACGGTCGGTCATGTCGGTTGGCTCCTTCTGTGATTCTCACCCTAGCGCCACACGTGGCGAATGTCAATCCTCTCTTGGTTTTATTTCGTGGACCCCCGTAACCTCAATCAGGTTCACTTTGGCGCGGGTAACGGCGACGTAGGCCAGATTGATTTCCTGCGCCTTCTGCCACGCCTGCTTGGCGAACTTGCTGGGCATCAGGGTGTCGCGGCCCAGAAGGTAAACGTTGTTCCACTCCAGTCCCTTGGCGCGGTGGCAGGAGGCCAGCGTGATGCAGCCAGCCTTGCTGGCGCCGTCGGTGAAGAGGTTGCGGATCATCTCCACCATGTCCTCGACGCGGGACATCCCCTGTGCGCGGGCGCGGTCCATAATCACGAAGAGGGTTTCAACCTGATCGTTGAGCCGGTCCGCTTTGTCCTCCTGCCCGCGGTCCATGAACTTGGCGACTTCGCGGTCGAGGTACTCGTTGAGCTTGTTCTCGAGGGCGACGAGCGTCTTGACGGAGTTCCAACGGTTGCAGAGGCGGATGAGGCCGTCACCGATAGCGCGCCCCTCCATGCGGGCCGGAAGTCCCATGCGGATCATCTTGAACGCCAGCGACACGAGGTACTTGTTGTTCCGGCAGAGGATGGCGGTTTCGGCGTACTCACCTTTCGGTGTGTGAGGGAGGTCGGCCAGGAAGTCCCCAAAGTCTTCGGTGGTCACCGAGCCCTCGATGGCGTCCTCATGCGACTCGATGTGAGACACGATACGCTGAGCGTGGCGGATAACCGCTCGGGGGCAGCGGTAGGAAACCGACAGGGGCAGCCGGATAGCCCCATGTTCGCGCCCCAGCTGGTCCAGGGCGTCGTTGTCCGCGCCGGTGAAGCCGTAGATCGCCTGATGCGGATCGCCCACCGCGATGAGGCGGCCACCCGGTGCCAGCAGTGCCCCAGCGAGCGCACGACGAGTCGGGTTGGTGTCCTGCGCCTCATCAACGATCACCCAGTCGTTCTGGGCAAGCTTCAAGCGGTGGACGAGAGGCAGGTAGACCATGTCGTCAAAATCGATGACGTCGATCATGTTGTTCGACCGAGCCAATGCCGTGCGCGCGAAGGCGACCGCCGTCGTCAGGTTTGCCTCTTCCGGAAGCTGGGCGTCCAGGTCGAAGTGCGAGATCATGTCGTACCAAGCGTCCACGTCGTCGATTTTGGTGACGGCGCCGATGCCACGGTTCTTGGCCATGGAGATGATCTTCAGGATCGTTCCCTCCATGTCGCGTAGATCGTAGCGAGTGACCTTATCGGCCGCTTCACGCTCGAGGATCAGGTTGTCGAGGATCTTCTGGACTTTCTTCTGGTCGGTCTGGACTCGCTTGCTGACCATGCGAAGAGCCTGGAAACCGGCCGCATGGAAGGTAGAGAACGACACGTCAGGACGACCGGCAAGCTCCGACATCTTCGCTGCGCGAGCCTTCATCTCCTCGGCGTTCTTTTTGTTGTAGACGCCCATCCAGACGCTGCCCGGCATGCGCGAGATACCCTGGAGGCAGGTGGTGGTCTTGCCGGCCCCAGCGACAGCTTCGAGCAGCGCGGATCCGGATCCGTTCTCGATGAAATCGAAGAACGCCTGCTGTGCGGCGGAGGGGATGAACGGCTTGGCGGTGGCGGTGGTCATCGGGTTGGCTCCTTCTGATGATTCGACCTTACAGCCACGCGTGGCATATGTCAACGATTATCCTCCCAGAGATTTGCGCGTCAATCCAAGCTCTCGGCGAAGCATAGCGTATGCCGCACGCCAGCCATCGCCGTGTGGTGTTTTCCAGTCCAGTCGCTCTTGCCATGCAGGCACATCAAAATTTAGTCTGGGGTGCATTGCTTGGCGCCGCACTTTGCGCCCTATCGTGTATTGGATCGCGTGGGCAGTCTCGTGCGCGATGGCTGCCTTGAGCGGCGCCCACTCGTCTGCGGCGGCGACGAATGAGCCTATAGTCGGATCATCCGCGATACGGGCATATTCGGTAAATCCCCATCCTAACGTGACACGGCATGCGCTCGGGGTGTAGCGTCCTGGCGCGATTGAGATACGGGGCTTGACCGGCTCGTCTCGCCAATGGGAGCTATAAACTCCGCCCCAGCAGCGATAGCCGTTCCAGTTTATCGTCACGTCAACGGCCCAATCGGACGGCAACGCCATCTCAGATGTTTTCCGCTTGGCGATCCTGGCGCAAGCTTTCGCCGTGCTTCGCACGATCTTTTCGATATCGTCTTTCATCGGGTTGGCTCCTTCTGATGATTCGACCTTAACGCCACGTGTGGCCGCAGTCAATCAGGAATTTGAGCCGGCCCTGTGATTGGTGTAGTGTGAGCGGAATCATGCCGAAGCAAAGGAAGCACGCACCTCATGGAACCGCTTGATCGCGCCATGTCTAACGACCTCAAGACCGTCAAAGCCGATGTGAAGGATCTCAACCTACAAGTCCGCGCATTGCCTAGTAAGCGCTGGCTGCTGATGATGCTCCTGGCAGCTGCCGCAGCCTTCAGCGCCGGGCTTCTTATCGGCGTAAGGTGGATCTCGTGACGGAGCTTACCTGTTACCGCGTCGAGACGTCACCCCCCGAGATCGTGCCGGCGCGATCCTCACGCCAATGGATGGACGACACACCTCTCCGCTATGCGTATCGCTGCCTTCCCATCTCAATGGCCAACGCTAGCGGCTGGGAAATCCTCTGCCCGGATGATTTCACGGCGCACTGGAACGGCGCCAACCACAAGGAAGCGATCTCTATCGACGGCGACGGCCGCAGCGCCACGTCGCACTTCGGTAATGGCATCCTGACCTTCCATGTTGGCTATTTGTTCCGAACCTCTCCCGGTTGGGCAATCTGGATGCGGGGGCGTCCAAACTCGCACAAGGAAGGTATCTACCCGCTTGAGGGTGTCGTCGAAACGGATTGGCTGGACTTCCCTGCCACCATGAACTGGCAGTTTACACAGCCGGGGTCCGTCAGCTTCTCGAGAGGTGAGACCTTTTGCTTCCTGACTTTGCTGCCGCACTCACAGATGGACGACATCCAGCCGACGATGCCGCCAATATCGGCTAACAAGGAACTGAATGCGGCCTACGCCGCTAGAAGCCATAGCCGGAGTCAGTTTAACCAAGGGCTGCAGAAGGCGGATCCCGATGTAGTAGCTCAAGGTTGGCAGAAGAATTACACCAAGGGGCAGAATGCCTATGGCGCTAAGGCAGGATCGTACCACCTTACAAAGCGTTTGCTAAAGTCGCCTCAGCGTATAGAGTGATTGGGTTGAGTGCAGAACTAACCCGGCGAGGGGCGTGGGTTATGATTGATGGCTTCAAGATTCCTAAAGTTCCGTTGCCGCGTGGGTGGAAGATCGGCGACTGGGCCTCCAGAACCAAAAATGCCAACCTGGGACTTGTGGTTGACTTTGATAGGCACACCTTGACGGTAGACTACGAGGATGGAAGCTCGATCCGTCTACCCATCTTGTTGTGGCGGAAGGCTCAGAAGGTTTAGTATTGCACCATTTCCGGTATCTGCACTATAATGACGCCCATTGCTTAACGGCTGTCACCTAGAGAGGGAAGCCGGTCACGATGACGGTTATAAACCGAGCTTATTCGATACTGAATGTTAAGGCGGTTAGCGAGGAAAAGCGCGAGATTCGCGGTATCGCAACCACGCCTTCCACCGATCGTATGGGCGATATCGTCGAGCCTCTCGGCGTTAAGTTTCGCAATCCGCTGGCGTTGCTTCATCAGCATGACAGCGCGCGGCCGGTTGGCCATGTTACCTTCTCGAAGCCTACGGCTAAGGGCATCGAATTCACCGCGCAGGTTATCAAGGTCGACCAGCCCGGTGAGCTTAAGAATCGCGTAGACCTTGCCTGGGACGAAGTTAAGGCCGGTCTAGTTCGCGCCGTTTCGATTGGGTTCCGACCTATTGAGATGGCTTTTATGGACACCGGCGGCATTCGTTTCCTTGAGAGTGAAGTTTTGGAATTGTCGCTGGTTACGATCCCAGCTAACGCTGATGCCACAATCACTTCGGTGAAGAGCATCGACCATGCCGAGATGGCCGCTCGCGGCAATACCGGCACTGACTGGATCCGCACCGCCGATCCCGACGAGCTTAAAGCCGTCGGCATCCGCGTGAAGGATAGCAACACCCCCGCCGCGTCCGGCGATACCCCGAAACCTGTCGTCAGGAGAACCAAAGTGGCGAAGAAGAGCTATGCCGATCTCATCGCGGAGTGGAAGGCCACTCGCGCTGAGAAGTCGGCCGCAATGGAAGCTATCATGTCCAAGGACGGCGGCGAGACTCTCGACGCCGCCGAGCAGGACGAATTCGACGGTATCGTCGAGGAACTGAAGCAGATCGATGGGCAGATTGCCCGCCTCACGATCGCCGAGAAGAACGCTGTCGCCACCGCGGCTGCCGTTCCCAGCGAGCCCAAGGCGGCCTCTGAGCGTCCGACCGTTGCGGCGGTTGCGCGTTCTGCCCCGGTTGAGCCCGGCGTGCGCTTCGCTCGCTATGCTCGCTGCCTCGCGCTCTCGCATCGCGATCACCGCGACATCGAGCGCGTTGCTAACGATCTGTATGCGGATCGCGACCCGGAAATGGTCGGCGTGGTTAAGGCGGCGGTTGCTGCGGTTAACCAGGGCAACACCACGCTGGTCGGCAATATCGGCGGCTTCGGCGATTTCGTCGAGTACCTCCGCCCGAAGACCATCCTGGGCAAGTTCGGCACCAACGGTATCCCGGCGCTGAACACTGTTCCTTTCCGTATCCCGCTGATCACCCAGGACACCGCGTCGTCGGCCAGCTGGGTTGGCGAGGGCAAGGGTAAGCCGGTCACCACGCTGACGACCGCGCGCACCACTCTTGACCCGCTGAAGATCACCGCGCTTGCGGTTGCGACGATGGAGCAGCTTCGCGACTCCTCGCCGTCGGTTGAGACTGTCATCCGTAACGATCTGGCTCGCTCGATCGTTTATGGTATCGATATCGCCTTTATCGACCCGGCGAACGCTGGTACCTCGACTGTCAAGCCGGCCTCGATCACCAATGGCCTCACCGCCATTACCTCGAGCGGCCAGGACATCGAAGCTGTTTACGAGGACGTCACTGCGGTGCTCGCGACCTTCGCGGCTGCCAACAATGACGACATGAGCGACGCGGTTTGGATCATGTCCAACTCGACCGCCATGTACCTCTCGGTGCTGCGTAACACCATGGGCAATCGGGAATTCCCGGAGCTTCGCCTTGACGGTGGCACGTTCTTCGGCATCCCGGTCATCACCTCCTCGGCAGCCGGCACGACCGTTACGCTGCTTAAGGCTGGCGATGTCTGGCTCGGCGATGAGGGCGGGATCAACGTTTCGATCTCGACCGAGGCCTCGATCGAAATGATTGACGCCCCGACTAACGCCTCGATTGGCGCGGATCCTGTTGAAACCACGTTGGTTTCGATGTTCCAGACCAACAGCGTTGCGTTCCTTCTCGAGCGTACCATCAGCTGGAAGCGTCGTCGCGCTGCGGGCTTTAAGCACGTGACCGGCGTTACCTGGGGCGTTGGCGCGAGCTAACTAGCGGGGACTGCAAACATGGGGAGAGGCTTCCGGGCCTCTCTCCGCCAAGGATCCACAGGTGGCGCTTTCCTCGCCGTTTCCCCCTCGGGCCCAGGCGGGGGCCTGCTGGAGCCTCCTGGGCAACCTATTCAGAGGATGACATGAAGAAGTCGCTAATCGCATCGCAGAACATGAAGTACGGTACCCGCCGGATGATGGCTGGCGATACCTTCGAGGCATCTCGGGGTGAGGCTAAGCTTCTTGTGGCCCTGGGTCGTGCCCAGTTTGCGCCCGAAGAGCGTGTCGCTGATGCCGTAGTTGAGCCGGCTCCGAAGCAGCTGCCTAAGGGACGGCTGAATCCTGCTAAGGAAAAGGCGAAGTCGGTTGGCCTCGGCGATGGGAAGACTAAGGCCGCAAAGATTACCAGGGAAGATGCCATTCCGCCGGCAGGTGAGCCCGCTCCTAAGCCTGAGCCTGAGCCGGCCCCTGAGCCCGCTCCTGAGCCCGCCTCTGAGCCAGCCAAGGCCCCTGTTTTCCGCGAGGACTCTCTGTTCCCGGCGGACGATGAGGAGCCTGAGGCCGTTCCTGCCAAGGTGGGTAAGCCGGTAGGTGTCGTGCAGATCGCTACTGAGCCGTCGCCTGAGGAAGAGAAAGCCAAAGCTAAGGCGAAAGCTGAGGCTCCAGACTCTGTGCCAGCTACGCCTGATAGCAAGCCTCCGGTGAGGAAGCCGTGAATTCTAGTAATACCCCCGAAGTCCGCGTTAGGACGCTCCGGGTTAACAACCTATCAACCAAGGAGTGCATCCTTTGACTTTGCAGTATTCCACCAGTGTAAGAAACGCCAAGTTGGACGCAATCGAAACCGCGATTGGCACCACGGCAGTTCTGAAGATCCGCACCGGTGCGGCCCCGGCGAACGTCGGCACCGCCGACTCCGGCACCGTGCTTGCCACCCTGACCCTTCCTTCTGACTGGATGGCCGCGGCTTCGTCCGGGTCGAAGGCGAAGTCGGGCACATGGCAGGACACCTCTGCGGACGCTTCGGGCACCGCCGCCCACTTCCGTATCTACGCATCGGACGGCACTACGGCCCACATCCAGGGCACGGTCGGTACGTCGGGCGCGGATATGATTGTGGACTCGGTGTCGTTCACCGCCGGTCAGTCGTTCACCGTCTCGAGCTTCACGATCAACGATAACAACGCCTAAAACTCCTTACATTAAAGGAGTTTATCAGATGGCGCGTCTGCCCCACCCGTTGCTCGCGTTTTCCTTAAAGGTTGACGCGAGCAAACTTTTGCGCGGAGCGAATTAAGAGATGACGACTGCATCCCCGCTCAAGGGTACCGCCACCGCCTTAACCATCACCCTTGCCTCCCTTGCTGCCAGCGCCACCGCAGGCCGCGAGAGCACCGCAATCGACGGTGACACCGATGATGCGATTGACGCGGAGCTTGGCGGAAAGATTACGACTGGCACCACCCCCACCAATGGGAACTATATCGAGATCTGGCTTTACGGGTCTTACGACGGCACGACCTATACAGGCAGCGCGACCGGATCCAACGCCGCCTTAACCCCTGCCAATAAGAACCTGTTGAAGTTTGCCCTGGCCATTCAGGTATCGGCCACCAGCAACGTTACCCACGCTTTCCATCTCGGATCCGTTGCTCAGTATTTCGGCGGCCTGATGCCGACCAAATGGGGCGTATGGGTGCTGAATAACTCAGGTGTGTT